CTTCTACCTCAGTCAACTTGCCAAGAGAATCGAATTTGTACTTTAGAATGCCGTCTTTGGTATAAGACCAGCCGACGACTGGCCCACCACCATCTCGCGTGTCAGTCAGTACGCCGTCATTGGTTTCAAGCGACACCCATGCACCACTAATCAGCTTAAACCTAACGCCCTTTCCGTCAGGAAAATTCAAGTCTGCGTAGTAGGTGCCATAGTAATCCCACGCGGAAACCGACCAGGAGTAGCTGTGGCGCCAGTGTGGGCCAAGGCCCGTAGGTGCAGTGACGCGCGCAAAGCTATTGTACATTCGCTGGAAGTTGAGAGCTCCCAGGTCGAAGTCAGTTTCTTGCTGGAACTTGTTTCCGGTACTTGCATCGATCGGGTTGCCGCAGGCTTTCTCGCAGGAGCGTTTACCCATGACCGTATAAATCTGGTAGTCAACCTGATCCTGCGGACGCCATGAAAAATAGCCGACGGATTCCTCGCCGCATGGAATCCACTGCCCTTGAAAATCTGCCTCTATTCCGGGGCGCACTTGCCAGACGTGACAGCGATACGAGTAGCCGTACTGGTCACACCCACCAGGGTCACCCAAAGCGATAGGGGTAATGCCTTGCTCCGAATTGCGTGCAGCCAATGCGGCAGCACATGTCTGGTAGGCAATATGTTGATTCGGATACAGTCTCGAATCTGCAACTGCTTCATCGGACGACAGCATCGCTGCAATCACGACAACAACCAGCAGCAAGGCGCGAGCAGGCGAGCTGACCAGCTGTCGCATACTAGAAATGAAAGACGAAACAGGCATCTGTGGCAACCCAGGTGGAGAGAATGATGAAGGGACCCTTTCTGGAGGAACGGGGGAGTCCAGCCCCGCCGATGCTGAACTCGCAGGGCCGACGCTGCGCAGCCTACCTAAAATGTTGATTGCGAGTCCACGTGCGTCGAATTGTGTGACACGCCGCACACTCTCAGTGATGCAATGCGATGCGCTGGCAATCACGCTGACTGGCCAATGCCTGCTGGCCAGCCGAGCGACAATTAGAGTAGCTGCGCTTGCCTGTCATCCCAGCTTTTGATGATCAGCTCGCCAGCGGTCTGGTCCCGACCTTCCCGCCCAACCGTGTACCTTATCTGCAGCGGTATCAAAGCGAACTTCTCGAACACTCGCCGGATCTCCGGGTGATCGTTGATCGACAGCACCGCCCGGCCCTGCAGCGATCTCATCAGCTCGGCCATGCGCTCGTACTCGCTGAAGGGGAAGTCGACCCCGTAGCCCTCGGTCTCCCAGTAGGGCGGGTCCAGGTAGTGCAGCGTCGACGGCCGGTCATAGCGCTGCAGGCAGTCGTGCCACGGCAGGTGCTCGACGATCACGTTAGCCAGACGCACGTGCGCGGCGCTGAGCTCCTCCTCGATCCGCAGCAGGTTGAGCTTGGGCCCGTTACCGCTGGCCACGTAGCCGAAGTTCTGGCCAGAGACCTTGCCGCCGAACGCCAGCTTCTGCAGGTAGAAGAACCGGGCGGCCCGCTGGATGTCAGTGAGGGTCTCGGGCCGCTCGAGCTGGCACCACTCGAACAGCTGCCTTGAGACCAGCGACCACCGGAACATCCTGACGAACTCGTCCAGGTGGTGCCGCACGCAGCGGTAGAGGTTCACTAGCTCGCCGTTAATGTCGTTGAGCACCTCCACCGGTGCCGGCGTCGGCCGCAGCAGCAGCGCGGCCGCGCCGCCGGCGAAGACCTCGACGTAGCACTCATGGGCCGGGAAGTGGGGATAAAGGTGCTTGAGCAGCCGGCGCTTGCCGCCGGGCCAGGGAATGATGGGATTGGGCATGTCTCAACCTTTGCGATCCAAGGGGTAGAACCTTGGCCCTCTCCCGCGGGGGAGGCAGGGCCTTGGCTGGGATCACGCGGGTAGCTCGCGTGTTTATCGGTGGCTGCGTCGGTGTTCGAGCACCGGCGCGGCCGCCCTGTCTTTCGATTCGAATCAGGCCGCCATGATGGTTTCAATATCGGCACGACTGGCAGAGACATCGGCGGTGTAGAGAACCAGTTGCCTTATTTTTGCGCCAGAAGGGAATGCGGCGCCGTTCGCACGGGCACCGACATTCAGGTTGCTACTACTGAACGTCCCGCCGACGTCAGTCGTCGCAACCGTGGTGGGTGTCAGCGACACGCTATCTCGCCACACAGCAATCTGCCCCGATCCGCTGGTCGACTTGTCGAAGAGATAGGTCCAGAAACCCATGTCAGCGTCGTTGGCGAAGGAATTGATGCGCGCCCCGCTCGTCCCCATGGCGCCGATCATCGCGCCCTGCACGGAGTAGGTGTAAATCGCGAAGCGGTTGTTGTCGGAGCTGTAGTTGTTACTGAGCTCAGCCAGAACGCGAACACTGCCGTCCGTGGACCGCTCCCACTCGGCGAATAGCGCGGCGCGTGCCGTGCCCATCGCCAGGGTCTCCGAGACCAGGCAATCGTCGGACGCATCGAACACCATCGCGCCGTCAGGCGTGCCGGCCGAGACGATGCGCGGCTGCTTTCCCGAGTCGCCCTGCCCCAGGTGCCGGCCGTTGCCGGTCTGATCATAGACGTTGGTCACGAATGCATCGTTGGCGCCCACGAAGCTAGCCAGCGCCGCCGCATCGAGCACGTCACCGGCGAAGCCGATGTCCTCTTGGGTGTTGTCGCTGCTGCGTCTCACCCGGATCGCGACGGTGGCGGTGCTCACGAGCTTTCGGTTCATCGACCACGCCGCCACGGGCGTCACCGCCAGCAGATCCAGGTAATCCCCACCCGGCGCAGGCGCGTCATGCGACCTCGAGGCGACAACACCCAGCGGAATCACGGCGCCGCTTCCATACGACCGACCACGGCCCATGTGTCCGTGTCGCGCTTCACCAAGGAGCAGAACGTGTACCGTTCCGCCATCGCGAGAGTGTCGCTGGCGGGATACTCGAGGGTCACCGCCCCGTCCTCCGGAGCGAACGTTGGCTGGCCGACGCCCAGCCAGTAGACGTCGCAGCGCCAGCCCACCGGGATCGCCACCGTAGCGTTCTTGGGGATGGTCACGGTGATCGCTGAGGCGTTGCTCAGTGTCACGATCTTGTACGCATCGCTGAGCGCCAAGGTGTAGCTCGTCCCGGTCTGCGCATTGAAGCGGTACAACAGCGCGAACAGCCGCAGCAGCAGGAGGGTCACCTTGCCACTGGTCCAGACGGTCGAGATGTCCTGGCTCGCCGCCAAGATGTCAGTGTCCGAAAGCGGCGCTGCATCGGGCAGATCGGTAAACTTTTTGTCGGCCATTGTGTTACTCCGTGGTGAGGGCGTCGCCGGCTTCGGTGACGAGAGCGTCGCCCGCTTCGGTAAACAGGGGTTCGGGTGCGGAAGACGTGTAGGCGAACTCGGCGCCTGCCGCCTGCCAGCTGGTCAAGCCGTCACGCACGCTCTCCACTTCGACACGCACCAGGCCGTTGCCGCTGACCGTGTAGGGCGTGCCAGACGTGCCGGTGATGCCTGTCTCCTCTTCATCGAGCACACCCTCGAGGTAGTAGCGAACGGTGTAGGTGGTGCCGGCCTCGGGCCCCACGCTGGCGGCGGACTCGTCGACCAACTGGTCGTCCTGCAGCACGCGATCGCGGTGCGCCCAGCTCACGGTCAGCTCGCCCATGGCCGAGGCCGGATAGGCGACGTCGCTGGCCAGGTCATCGGTGATGCGCAAACGTCCGGGCGGGTACGGGCGAGCTGCCCGCGCGGCAAGCGTCACCAGATGGGTAGAGGCCGCCTCCAGGGGCAGCACGTTGCTCGAAGTTCGGCTGAGCAGCCTTACTTTGACTAGCTCGCCGTCTGCGTACTGCCGCGAATCCGTGGCCGTCCAGGCGTCGTAGAACCACAGGCGCGAGCCCGGGGCATGGGGCGCCGGCACCGTGTCCGCGCAACCCCGAGCCAGGCTGAGGGTCTGCGCGTCGGCGTCGATGGCGGTTACGCGGCAGATCTCGCCATCCCACAGGACGGCGCTGCCCAGGGTCACGCGATCCAGATCGGTTCCGCTCTCGAGCACCAAGTCCTGCTCGAGCGGACCGACCACGTCGCCGGCGTCGACCAGCGCCGTGGGGCACCAGTCCCCGCCGCCGCGGTCTTCGTACGGCTCCGAGCCGAGCGACGACCAGACGTCGTAGTTCAGGCCTGCCGAGGGCCTGGCGCCAACCGCGCCGACGTAGCCGGCGTCGGTGGCCAGCGCCGCGAGCTCCGCTTCGGGCAGCGTTCCCGCCAGCTCGAGGTACGGGACTTCGAAGGTCAGCTGCGCCGGCGGCACCGTGGGGACGCTGGGAGGACTGGTATCCACGCCTGGCTCAGGCACCACGTAGGTCGAGCTGGGCATCCGCGAGACGTCCTGGATGGCCGACAAGCGCATTGAGCCTGATCGCCGCGTGCCCGAGCTCAGGTCGCCCACCATGCACACCATGTCGGCGATACCGCGACGCGGCGCCTGCAGGCGAAAGAACTGGCCGCCGCGCCAGGCGTAGGGCGTCCGGTCGGTCGTCAGCTCGAACCGCTTCAGGCCGCTGGACTTGAGCGCGAGGTTCCGGGCGCCCACGCGCAGCGCCAGTTCCTCGGTCGGGATCTCGGGGTGCTGCAGCGTCTCGGCGATGACGCCGCCGGCGGCGGTGATCGCACCGAGCGACTGCAGCGGGCCCGCCGCGCGCTCCTGCTTGCGCACCGGGTCGAACCACGCGACCGTGACCTGGTTGACCGCCTCGAGCGGATCTGTCGGCTCCTCGGAGTATTCGAGGATGTTGTCGTCGCCCAGGATCGGCAGCGACTCGAGGTCGTAGTCGTCCCGGACCAGCGTGATGCGGTACTTGCCGTCCACCCGGCTCTGGCTGCAGCTCGCGCCGAGCACGTTGAGTATCCGCTTCTGGAAATCCTCCACCGTCTCGCTGCCGGCATCGTATTCGGTGCACAGCCCGAAGCCCTCGTCGTACGCCCGATCTGCCGCCGCGGCGAAGTTGTCGGCATCGATCAGGTCTGCCGGCTCACCCTGCATCTGCGGGTGGGTGATGCTGTCGTACAGGATGTGCACGGCGTTCATGCCGAACAGCTCCGTCGACCCGATCGGCGCCGTGCGCAGCTCGGCCGTGCAGGTGAACAGGTCGGGGCGGTCGTCCGCGAACATCGCCACATAGGCCTGCGTGGACACCGTCGGTTCCGTCATGCCCCGGTCGTAGATGAACTTGGGCAGGCCACTGGCAATCGGGCCCAGCAGGTCCTCTCGCCCCTCGGCCTGCAGCAGCGCGTCGAGCGCGTCCTGGTCGGCCGGCAAGCCATACCAGCCGCTGTCCCACACCACCTCGCCATCCATCCGGAACAGGTGCCGGCGGGGATAGGTTGCGTCGACGTAGGCGTCGCTCAGCGCCAGCGTGGTGAACTGGACCTTGGCCGGATAGGTCTCCCAGTCGATCGGGGCGAAGGTATTGACGTAGTCCTGCAGGGAGGGGGTGCTGGCGCCGCCGTTCGCGCCGCCGTTCTGCCCGATCAAGACCGACGCTTCGCTTGGGTCGCCCGACAGCAGGATGCCCGCCTTCTCCGGATACCAGCAGTCGTCCTCGTGCCACCCTTGATAGATCCGCCGGGTCTTCGCGGCGAGCGGCTTCGGGTAGGGGTTGAAGGCCCCGTAGAACCCGCCCTTGAACGCCATGGTGACCTTGCCCCGGAAGGCCGACTGGTCCGGCCCCAGGTTCGCCGCGAGGTAGGCATTGGGCATCTGCGTGCCCTCCCCCATCATCACGTCCAGGTCGCCCTGGATGCCGCCCTCGGCCTTCTCGCCGCCCCACAGATCCTTCGCGTTGATCGTGATCGTCCCGCTGCCTTCCTGCACGCCCGTCCAGGCGGTCTTGTCGCCGCCTCGCAGCTCGAGCAGGGCATCGACCGGGCCTTGGCAGACGCCCAGGTGCAGCAGCACCTTGTACCAGTAGCCGATGGTCGGCTTGGATTTACCGCCCATGCCCGGCCTCCTTCTGCGCATGGGCCACCAGCGCGGCGGCCATGCCATCCCCGGTGGCCAACAGTTGCTCATGGTCGATGCCGGCGCGGATGAAATCCGACCAGTTCAGGCCGTGTCGTGCGAACCAGCGGCGCCCGCCCCGGGCGCAGAAACCGGGCTTGTCGCTAAACCCTGGGCAGGTGCGGAAGTGGTGCCGTGTCACTTTCATTTCTTGCCGCCCTTGGCCTTGATCGGCTGGGTGCCCATCTGCTTGTAGCCGATGACCTGCGGATCCGTGTGCCAAACCTCGCCGTAGGTTCGCCGGATGGTGCGGCCGTCGATCGCGACCGGCGTCTGGGGTTTGGCTAGTTCGGGCGACTTCACCTTCGGCCGGAGCGCGTAGCTCACCAGTGCCGACACCAACATCACAGCGACGTAGATCCAGATGTTGAACACGCCCTGCGCGACCGGCAGCCCATCCACCGTCGCCGGCGGCGCCAGTTCGGCAACCAATGCGGCCGTGGAGCCCACCAGGACTGCCGCTGCTGCGAGCAGCGCAGTGGCCCGGTGCGCCAGCTCGCGCCAGGGCAGCAGAAGCAGCTGCGCGCCACGAAGGCGAATGACGGCGAGGTACCAGCGCAGGCTGGGCAGGCGGGCGCCGGGCAGGCGATGTCGCCAGAGGCGAGGCGTCATGTCGGATTCCCATCGAAAGGCGTCTTGATCGGCGCGTAGACCGTGCCTCCGAAATTGGTCTCATTGCCGAAGTCATCGCGGCACGCGGCGAAGTTGTGCGGGCAACCCCGGAACGCGGTCCCCTCCAGGTCTTCCTCGAGGGTGTCGCTGCCGTAGTTGAGCCCCACGGTCTCTCCGTCATGGGAGAGGATCGTGCGGTACTCGGTTTCTCCGTCCGGCCGCTCCCACTCGAATACGCCACCAGCGAGTATCCCGCTGGCCAGCAGGCCGAAGGCCTCCGCCTGGATGACGGATCCTGCCACGCTGGTCAGGACCGCCGGCGTGGCGTGCAGTGCCCGATCGGCGTTGCACATGCCCAGCCCCTGCGAGTACACCACCAGCGGGCACGTGTACTGCCACCTCATCGAGGCCGAGCGGCTGCGCTGGTTGCCGCTGGACGGTTCGCAGTTGAGCTGCAGGAGGGTGTCGGTGAACCGCGGGGCGACGACGCGTCCGATCCACTCGACGTTGACCTCATCGTCTCCCGAGTGCGTCGCCAGCCAGACCACGCCCACGCGGCCGCTGGGCGGATAGGGCCGCCACCACGAGGCCACGGGCGCATCGACCGGCAGGGTCAGCGTCAGCATGTTCTTCAGGCGCTGGGAGCTGTCCCGGATCTCCGAGCGCGCCAATCCCGCGAGCGGCAGATAGTCGTCGCCGCCGCGGGTCACCACGCGATCGGCGTCGGTGTACAGCTCAACCACGTCTCCGCGTGAGAGGCGCAGCAGACCGATCGGGCGGCCCAGACTCCGGCTGAGTTCGAGCAGGCTAAAGCTCATGCTTGAACCCCCGGAAGGACAGCTCGGACGTCACCACGTCCCCGCTCCAGTACCGCAGCAGGTTGGTGTCCGACTCCTGGCGGCACAGGCACAGGAACGAGATCAGCGCGACGCCGGCGGCGGCGACGTCCACGCCTAGGTTGGCGTCCAGTACCAGG